GGGAGATATGGAAATATTCAGAAGAAGTGGCATAAGAATATTATCTACCAGAGATAGAATTAGCAGAAATATTGTTAATAGCGTTGCCTACACTAGAGGATTCTTTGAAAGTGCCGATGGAATTAGAAGAGTTCATGTAGATAGGAGATGTGCTGATATGATAGAAGATTTTGAGGAATACAGATACCCAGAAACGGAAGATGGGAAACCAGTAAAGGAAGAACCGATGAAAGATGGATACCATGACCACGGCAATGATGCCTTTAGGTATTTTATAATTAATCGCTTTCCAATGAGAAACCAAGAAATGAAGAGGATTCAAAGATGATTCAAAGAGTATTAAAGGATAAATTACTAGAAACAAAGCTAATGATGTCTCATGCTAGGCGAAATGAGATAAGAAAGCATTTAGATTATTATTCAGGTGTTTCAACTGAGCAATACATCAATAACTACTTTAGTGGTGATGCTTTTTCTGAAATACCGCCAAGCATGACTAATTTTACTAGAAAATTCATCAATAAGATTAGTAGAATATACAGTTTAGGTGCTAAAAGGAATGTTGGTAATAAAAGATATGAGGAATTAACCCCAACTAAAGATGTTCGCATGAAACATTCAGAGAGAATGACCAGATTGCTAGGAACTATTGCAAATCGTGTTCATTGGAGAGATGGCTTTTTTGATTATCGTCCTATTTATTACTTTGAAGTATATTTTGACGAAAATCCTTTTGTTCCTACCGCTATAGTATATCCTTTGCTAAATAATAGCTCAGATTTATCGAATACAGATAATCTTCAATGGGAATACTGGGATAGTGAGAAATATGGCATAATGAATGAAGATGGTAAGATGACAGAAGAAGTAGAAAACCCCTATGGTATGTTGCCATTTGTATTCACTCACAGAGAAGACCAACTTGATTCTTTTTTCGTAGAGGGTGCTAGTGATGTTGTAAATTGCAATGAGCAGGTAAATATTGCTTTAACTGAGATGAATCTAGGCATGAGATTCAATATGTTTGGTCAGCCGTGGGTAACAGGGCTTAGAGCAGACCAAAGTATGTTAAGAGCTGGTTCTAATACTATTCTTGATATGGGAGAAGATGGTGCATACAATATAACAAGTCCAAGTGGGAATATACAGGAAGCAATAGATAATATTAAGTTTCAAATAGAGCTTGTTGCATCTAATAATCATTTATGGATTCAATGGGCAGAGTCTGGTGGAGAAGTGCCTAGTGGTATCTCGTTAATGATTAAAGACATGGAGAGAAAGGAAGATTATTATGATGATATTGCTTTATGGAGACTTTATGAGCAAGATTTTTACAATGTAGAAAGAAGAATAGCAGAATATAATGGAATTTCTCTTCCAGAAGAGTTTGGTGTTGATTTTGAAGAGGTAGAATACCCAAAAACAGTTCAAGACCAGATATTAAAGGATGAATTTGATATTCAAAACAATCTTACAACCAGAGCAAAGATAATGGTTCGTGAAAATAAAGACCTTACAGAAAAACAGGCTCAAAAATTGATAGATGAAAATAGGAGAGTAAATGAGCAAGAAAACAGCCAGTCAATCTTTACGCAATTCCGTCGAGGAGCTGGACAAAATCAATAATGTAGAGTTTGAGTTTGAAGGAACTTTACAAGAAATCATAGAAAACCCTATCGAGTGGGCAGAATTACAGGCAGAGCGTGTTATTGCCGACAATATTGAGAATTATTTAAAATCTAAAGAGTTAGGAGAGAAATTCTGGGATGAAATTAGAAATATCAGTTAATTTTGACTTTGGCAAGCTCGCTGGTAAAACAAAAAATATTATTGATGATTATACCGCTGGATATGCACAAGACTCAGAACAAGCATCTAAGGACAATATTGATGCTGGATTATCTCCCGATATAAAACAATCTACTAAAAAACATAGGCAAAGAAAAGGATATCCGACTAGACCACCGCTAAAAGCAAGTGGTAAAATGTATAATAGTATCAAGTCTGACAAGCATTCTTTAAGATTGTTAGAATATGGATATTTTCATCATACTGGTAAAGTACCCACCACAGTAGCACGACCATTTATCTCCACAAGTGCTAAAAATAAACAAAAGTTAGACAAAAAGTTCATGCAAGATATACAAAAAGCCTTACGCTCTAACAAAAAGGTTGTATCACTAGGTTAAGAGGAGCTAGTTTATGGCAAATGATAGAGAATTAGATGAAAAAGATAGAGGATTACTTATTGAGATTGCTCTTGGACTGTCTTACGACATACGAATTTTCTCTGAAAGACTTGGACAAGAAATTGACCGACTTACAAGAAGTGGTCTTGATGAACAATCAATTATTGGGGTTCTTAAGCAAGACCTTGCTACCAACGGAAGAATCTTTGGGGAATTACGAAACTCCATTAAACGAGGAGTTACTGGAGGAATTAATCAAGCATTCCGCAGAGCTGGAGAAATGGGGCAAGGCTTAAAATGGATTGCCGTTTCTAAAAATATTTGCGATGATTGTCGCTCCAGAGCAGGTGAAATTGATACTTGGGAAGGCTGGGAAGCTAGAGGAATGCCCGGATCTGGATGGAGCATCTGTAAGGAGTATTGTTATTGTCAGTTAATGCCCGAATCCCTGAATATAGACGATTCTATAAAATTATGAAGAAATTTACCCTACTGACCTGTTTATGTGTGAATTGTAAATGGACATGGGAAGTATTAGGGGTTGAAATCGAAAGGGAGCAAGAATGCCCCGAATGTAAATCGTTTGATGTCTACAGCTTTATTAAGAAGTAATATTTAATGCTTTTTCTCTTGATTCTATTTTTTCCTGCCAAGCCTTTCTTTGTGCTGGGGTTTGTCTTCCCTTATCTGGCTTTTCAATACCTACTCTCTCAGCCCTCTTTCTCCAATTCCTAGCTTCTCTTCTTTTTTCATTCTTTCTATCTAGTCTTTTTTGTTTTTGAGCTGATTCCTTTTTAGTAATAGGCTTATCTGGCACAATAGGTCTTTGTGGCATAACCTCATAGTCCACATCCATTATCTCTGCATCCTGTGTGGTAAGAAATTTTTCAAAAGGACTCTGATGATTGGCAACTTCTACACGCTTAATAAGTTTACCAGAGTGTTCTAAAACCAATCTACCAGCCTGTACATTCCCTGCTTCCGCCTCACGAATCATACTATTTAATATTTTAGGCAGTTTAGAACCAAATGTAACCATGTATTTCTGGTAAAAGACCTCAACAAACTCTGGGTCTTTCATCCACCGCTGTATAGTAGATACGGCAACACCTGCTTCTTCCGCTACATCCTTAATCTTAGCCTCTGGGTCAGTAACCATCATATCTATAGCTATACCCATAGAAGGCTTTAACTTGTCTGGTAGGTTCACACTCATGGTATATTATACGGACTTTTTTATTTTGATACAAGGGTTGTGGACTTTCTTTTGGACATTCTTTCGGAATGGTGGCATAAGACTTTGTTTTTATTTATTTTGAGGGGAGTGGGTAATAACAAACCGCTCAAATCGCTCATCCGCCCCTACCCCTAAACGCTCATAACGCTCACCGCTCATAACGCTCAAACGCTCAAAACGCTCAAAAGATTTCTCTTGACTTTGTGGGCAGGTTGGTTGTATAGACAAATTAAAATCCACTTACAAAAGAAAAGACTTGACAAGTGCCTAAACTATCCAATTAAATATTTAGCTATTCTATACTATATACTTGACTTAGTGCCTTGTTTGTATTATGAGAAATCAGCCCGAATATTTTACTTGACTTTTAAGAATTATCTCCAATTCTTTTTTGAAAAGAATTAAAGATTTTACTTGACAGAAAAAAACCCTACTTGACAGAATTTAAATCCCTATATAAAATCGGAGTATGATATACATAAATAACACGCACAAACAAGGGCAACCGATAACAGTTATCGAGAATAAAAACGCTCATATCGTGCAAAATAAAGAAAAGGAAATGAACATGAGACAAGAAAAGGAAACAAAAAGAAAAAAACTAGACACTATTCAAGTAAAAAATAATGAAAGAATCAGCTTAGTATTGCCATGCGGAACCAAACTAAGTGTATTTGTTGGTGAAGAATGTAGCATAATAGATGTAAGTCACTACGGAACAAAAGCAACTGATCAAGTTCAAGTAAAATCATGCGGATTTGAGTTTTCTGAAAAATCAGATTCTGATCTTACATGGACACACGCAAAAACACAATTTACAAGATCAAGAGATTCTAGCTCTGTAATAGTGTCTCATGTAGCATTTAATGAATAGTTAACACTTAACAAAATAAAAGGAAATAAAAATGAGGAAACAATTAGAATACTTACAAAATGAGATTGATAAAATTAGTTTTGACAGTATTAAAAATAATAGACATCCATTAACGATTTCAGCAATGTTCAAAACAATTAGTAAGAATATCGAAGCAATAAGAAAAGGTAAAAAACCTTACGGATTAGATAGTTTAGAAGATATTCAGAGCGTAACTAATAAAATATCACATTGTGACTATAAGTAAAAGGATAAATAAAAATGAATCTAATAACACAAAATAGTAAACTAAAAAAAACCTCCGCTCATTTTGGGCGGAGAGTCTTCAATTTTGGCATTCCTGCCTACAAAAGCGTATCAGGTGAAATCACCTGCCCTTTAGCGGGTGAATGTGTCAAATTTTGCTACGCTCAAAAAGGGGCGTACATTTGGGGCAATGTGAAACCAGCATTTGAGAAAAGGCTAGAAATCACTAAACAATCCAACTTTCCAGAATTGATGAAAGCGGAAATCATAAAAAAGAAAGTAGATTTCTTAAGAGTACATGACAGCGGAGACTATTACTCAAAAGAATACCTTTTTAAATGGTTTGATATTGCAAGGGCTTTACCAAGTGTAAAATTTTACTCATACACTAATAACATAAACCAAATTAAAAAAGCGTACTTAAAAAATGAGATTCCAGAAAATTATGATTTCATTTTTTCGGATAGTGGAAAGCAATCTCATTTAATCGATAAATCAAAAGACAGACACACCAAAATATTTAAATCTGAAAATGATTTGAAAAATGAAAAGTATGTCAACGCTAGTCAGTATGATTTGTACGCTACTAAGTGGATAAGTGAGAATAAGAAAGTAGGATTGATTTTTCACTAAGCCCCTTAAACATACCGCCCAAATTAAGCCCCGTCATTTACGGGGCTTTTTGGGTGAAAAAAGGAAAAAAGAATGATAAAAACACTAATTCAAATCTCATTACTTTCGATACTGTCAACCGCTTTCATAGTGGGGATTTCTGTATTGATAGTGATGATTTTTAGCGTTTAAATAGCTTAAAAACGGGCTTTTTTTAGTTAAGGCATACATTACCAAGGCTAGGCTAAAAAACTCCGATTTTAGGCAGATTTAAAGCCAAATTCTCACTATTGAGAATAAATCTCAATAAGAACGCTTTTTGAGAATGAATCTCAATAGCAAGAGCTTAATGAGACTGAGTCTCAATAGCAATAAGTGAATTTGGGCTTGAATCAAAATAAATGAGATTGAGTCTCATTTATATTTATATTTATAATTTATATTTTATAATTGAGATTGAGTCTCAATAACAATAAACCCAAATTTATAAACAGAAAATTATATTTGTCAAGAAATATTTTTTTATATTTTTTTCTTGACTTTTGCTAGAACGCTCCAATTTTTTTTTAACAAAAATGAAAAAAAGACTTGACAAAAGTTTTTTTAGTTTGAGAGGAAAAAAGTTCTTGACTTTTGCATTTTTAGGTCAATTTGCTGATTTTGCGATATTTTGGGGTTTCTTGGGATTTTTTTAAGTAGACGATAGTTAGTATTAAAAAAGTTTTTTACGAGTTTCTAGGGGCAAAATACGGACAAGATTCTCGGTGGAAATATAGCAATATCTTGACTTATGGATAAAATGTTAAGAATTAACAAAGAAATTACTTGACTCGCATTGTTGCTTATCATTAGAATTGATCTCATTATTTAACTAAATAAAAAAGGAAACAAAAATGAGTAAAAAAATGATGACACCCAGAGAAATAATTAAGATGGGTATGCAGGTCGAGAAATTGACTAACACTATGACTGAATCAATAAAGGCAGATGTGGCGTTAATGAATCCAAAAACATTTATGACACCATTAACTGAGGAACTAACTGTTATGTTTGCTAAACTTGAGGGTAATCAAAATTCTGATGAATTAAAGAAGTTTAAATCATTCGTCAGGACTAAGATTCAACCCCTTATAAAAACTAAAAAGACTCAGCAAGACATATTAGGTGATTTGGTCAAAACTCATAAGGTAACCATTAAAAGGACAAAAACAACCCATCTTAAAAATGATATGGTCAATAATGGTAAAATAAAAGATGGCGTTGGAACATTCCGAGTTATATTTGAGGAAAAACCAAAGCCCGAAGAAAAGACCTTTTTTGAGGAATTGGAAAATTTAATTGATAAGCACAATTCCACATGGGATAATGTATTAAAAATGTCCTTACATCAATCTGGTCGCACAAATAAAAGAGGTACTGTCCTGATCAAAAATGTAAAGGAACTAGAAGTATAACCATACTGATGATTCCGATTGATTATCGGATGAATTGCCCATCTTAAAAGGTGGGCAAATATGGAAATCAAAAAAGGATAATTATGGATTACCAAGAAATTAAAAGCTACCTAGAAGACCATAAAGACAGAAATTGTTGTACTGTGGTTGCTTCTTCGATAGCATTTAATGTGCCGTTTCCTGAGATGCAAAATTACTTTTTTATTCACATGGGTAGAAAGATGCATAGAGGTATCAGGTTCGGATTAAAACAAGCGAATAAAGTAGCTAAAAATTATGGGTATCAATTAAAAGATATTTGTATGAGCGATTTTAAGGTGCAAGGCAAATTAACACCAAATAACTGCGTAAAGCATTTAGGCAAGGGAACTTACATTTTAGGTTGCAGAGGTCATGTACTAGCTTTTAAAGATGGTGTGGTACAAGATTGGACAAAGGGAAGAAGACATCATATCAATAGGATATGGAAAGTTGAAAAGTCTACTAAAAATGTTAAGTCTTCGCAAAAATCGATTAGTGATTTGATAAAGGAATTCAAAAAAGGATAATAAAATGGAAAATAAACAATTAAGAAATTTATTTCATAGCATTGAAATTGAACTTACTACACTTGTTCAAAATGCAGAATCAATGCCGTATACAACCAAGAATAATTATGGAAAGTATATGGATTTATTAACGATGCTAAAACCTCAAGTGGGTTTAGATAATGCAGTTAAATTACTTATAATGGCAAAAGGAAATAAGCAGGGCATACTAGATGCTGAGAAAGTTATAAAAGGATAACAAAGTGCTTGACTATTATAAATAGTATTAATAATTTAAACCAACAAAGGAGAGATTATGATTGATTTTATAATAAATGGTGTACTAACCAACCCATATTTTTTAATAAATATTTTTTGGATGGTCACAGTTATAAAAGTAGCAATGATTTTAACAAAGGAGAACGATTAATGAAATCAGAAAAAGAAATAAGAGCGAGGTACGAAAAGCTCAAGAAATCAGTAAGCCCTTCAGATTATGCAGAGCAGGATGTAATTGTAGCACTTGAATGGGTTTTAAATATTCCTTCTAAAATGGAAAAAATTGCCAAGATGCACAAGGAGAACAAATAATGTATATAATTGAAACTATATTTTTAGGTCTTATATTTTGTCTGCCTATGATTTGGGTAGCAAAGTTGAAGACTGAACTTAATATTGCAAATCGCAAAGTTGAGCAATGGCGAACACTTGCAATTAATACAGAGTTTAAAATGAAACAGTTGTTGGAGAAACTTGAAGGATAATCAATTATCTATAAACTTTGACCTGACCAAAAAACAAATGATTAGAATTCTTAAAGTTTATAAAGCGAATTTGGCTATTTCAAAAATGAATACGGACTTTTATTTACAAATATTAATAAATGAGGAAAGAAATGCAAAGGATTAAAAGACGGACAAAGAATGGTATAATGGGCGAAGGGACGCTCACAGATTCATTAGTAAAGTTTTGCACAAAGTGTAGAAAGTGTTACGAGATGGTAAAAGCAGATTATAAAGATGGCGAAACTGTTTATAATATTTGGAATTTAATGTACTTAAAAGATTTTCCCTCTTATGGGAAAGAAAAGAAAACCTGCAATTATTGTTTAGGCAAACCAATTCAAATTAAAAAAAGAAAACAACCTAGATGGTAATTGTTAAGACTTAACAAAAAAACAAGGAGAACAAAATGAAAGATTATTACCAAAATAAAGATGAGCAATTTCAAAATGATTGCAACGCATTAAATGATTTTTTAGGCAATTCTATGGATGAATTTGCAGACAAATTTGAAGACATATCAAACGGAGAGCATGGTGAAGCGATAATCACTTATGTAATGCCAGTTGTGTTAGTAAAACTTGTCGCACAACATTTTAAACATTTTAATTATCGCAAACCCGAACACATATTGAATTACTTAAATTACATTAAAAGTGTGCTTGTAGAAACTTGCGATGACTCAGATGAATTGGACATGATAGATGACCTAGATTGTAATAAACAAGGGGCAAACGCATGAACGAACATCTAAAGAACGAGATATTTTTATATCTTGAAGATTTGTTAGATTCAAATATAACAAATATGTATGGAGCAGTCCCTTATATTGTGAGCCTTTTTGAAATATCTAAATATGATGCTCGTAAAGTTTTAAAAGAGTGGATGAAAAAAGGAAAAATAACTGTCAATTATAATTATGATTTAGAAGAAATAGAACTGATGAAGTTTGAAGAAGAGTTAGACCAAGAATCACTAGAATGGGAGAGGAAGGATAGTGAAAATGAATAAGTCATTTATAAAAGATGGTGTACTCATTAAGTATGAAAAGGAATCTGGAAAATTAAGATTATCTGGTGGTTCGTGGACTATAAATATGGATAAAATAAACCTTGACGATGTACACGGCTTTAAGTATATTACAAGGGATTATATCTACGAAATTCAAAAGGAAGATGCAATTTCAGGTGGATATTTCAGGGAATTCAGGGGCGAAAATAAGTTGGTAGTTCCCATAAGTAAATGGAAAAAAAGGAGTCAATAATGCCATTCCCATTCAGAAAAAAAGGTCAATTCAAAGACTATAAGAAATTTAGCTACAGATGGGTTAAAGGAGTTGTTACAATGCTCGAAGTATCATTCTATGCGAGAGATAAAAAAGATGCTAAACTTTACATAGACAAAGTGGCGGAAATAAATGCTAAGAATGAATCGTCAGGCTCTTAAAACGCCTAAAGCGAAAGTTCGAGAGCATTGTGCCAATTATGAAACTGGTTTTATATGTAGCGGTTGCATGATTGGAGACAAACTCAAACAATGGATTGATATTGAAAAGGCAGGTAAGAAATGCCTAGTTGCAGAAGGCAAAGAATGTGATTATTATAATAGATGTATCAAACCAATAGTAGGCTTCTAAAATGAAACAGATAATTTATAACGAGTGGTTTTTAAATGTTTCCCCATTCACTAGGGGTGGTGTTTATCCTTTTCGCCACCCCAACAATTTGGAGATAATAAATGTATAAAAGTGAATGTTGCGATGCTAGTTTAATCGCAGAAGAAGAAATTACCCAATCAAATAACCTAGAGAGCATACAAAGCACCTACATTGTAGAGGTGTTAGGACTTTGCTCATCATGTAAAGAATGGGCAGGTTGCTATGATGACGAAGATGATATTGATTGGCAAGATGAGGTAGAATTTATAAATGATCATTTGGAGGACTAATGAAAAGTGGATATATAGGAATAATCCCAAAAGATGTCAGACATCACCCCAAGTTAAAACCTAACGCAAAGGTTTTATATGCAGAGATTATGGCGGTATTGGATGAAAATGGAATCTGCACAAAAAACAATTATTATTTTAGCAATGTTTTAAATTTTACAAAAGATACGGCATCAAGATGTATAGCATCACTAAAAAATAATGGGTTTATAAATGTAGTAATTGAACACGAAAAAGGAACTAGTAAATATATCCGTAGGTACATTACCCCTATACAAAATTATCTAGAGGTAGATGAAAATACATTTGAAACCTATAGGTTAAAAAATCTAGGGGTAGGTAGTAAAAAAGCCAATAAGAGTGCCTTAATTGATACCCCCCATAGTGAAAATACGCAAACAATGTGTAATAGTGTTAATAATAATAATAATATACCCTCAAAAGATAATTCTGCCTATACCTCATTAAATAAAAAGATAAATGATAAACAAAGAGATGCCCTTTATAAATTAGTATCTGATTTCTATACTCACCAACGAGATAGGCATCCTAATATTATTAAAGAGAATTGGGATAAAGATGTAAGTTTAATTAATTGTGGCATAAATGTATTATTTCAGCTAATAAAGATAGATGGATATACATATGATGAAATTAGAGATGCGTTAAATTGGGGTATCAATGACCAATTTTATAGCAAAGTTTTAATTAGTGTAAACACACTAAGAACTAAGTCTAAGAATGGATTAAACAGGTTCCAAAATTTACACCATCAATACAAAAATCAATAATGGACTCGCTAATACACTTTATAAAACACTTGATAGGTTTATGTGGAGAGCCACATCCAAGCCTAATTTGGGGTGGGTTACTGAGTTCGTGTTCGTGGTGTGTTTATTACATAAAAGGCAAAATCAAAAATAGGAGAACGAAATGAAGTTATCAAATAAACAGAAAATAGAATTGCAGAGGTTGGGATATGAGCCTTGTAACCGACACTTGAATTTATATCCTGAAGATTTTAAGGGCAGTATCTGGAACGAGGTATTGCAATGTCTTAATATTGATGATTGCTATGGTGTTACTGTAGTAGTTGTGGGAATTAAAGAAGAACTGGAGGATGAGTAATGAAAGATAATAACGCAGATTGGGTACACCCTAATAATAATCTAGGCGAAATGTTTATTGACATAACAGAAGAAGATGCTTATGAATTTCTTTCGGGAAGAGTTCTTGACTGGTGCTTTCCTGTCTATGGTAAGGATAAAAATGGCGTAAAAGCTATAATTGGAAATGTGAATGTAAACATAGGGGATTTAGAATCAAAGGAAGAGGAGTAAGATGACTTTCGAGGAGAACGGAATTTATCTAAGGGGTACATCAGGACAGGAAAAGACAGTTTGTCCAGAGTGTTCAGATGGCAGAAGAAAATCTAAAGATAAATGTTTATCAGTAAATATAGATGAAGGAGTTTGGCATTGTCATCATTGTGGGTGGAAAGGCTCATTGAAAAAAGTTAAACATTTAACAAAAATAGAATCAGTCAAGAAACCTGAACCACCCACAACTAAAGTTGATACATCCCTACCAGACAATGTTTACCAATGGTTTGAGGGTAGGGGAATTACTAGGTCGGTTATTAATGATGCAAAAATAGGATACAAGGATAGATGGATTCAATTCCCATTTTACAAAGATGGGGAAGTTGTAAATATAAAATCAAGAACGGCAGATAAGAAATTCAGGCAAGAAAAAAATGCCGAGAAATGCTTTTATAGATTTGACCATATGAAAGGGATGGAGACAATTATAATTACAGAAGGCGAAATGGATGCTCTTTCTTTGGTTCAGGCAGGATTTACAAATGTAGTATCCGTTCCAGATGGTGCTACTGCTCCAAATTCTAATCCTAGCGACAGAAAGTTTAGCTACCTTATATCTGCTGAAGAACATTTGATGAATGCAGAGAAAGTTATATTATGCACAGATTCTGATGGTGCAGGAAAACACTTAAGGGATGAACTGTCCAGAAGAATAGGTCGAGAGAAATGTTGTAGAGTTAATTATCCTGACGATTGCAAAGATATGAATGAGGTCTTGGTTAAGCATGGGGAAGAGCGTATATTAGACATAGTAAGTGGTGCATACCCATATCCCATCGAAGGTGTAGTTACGATTGAGGATGTAGCAGATGATGCGATTGATTTATTTAATAAGCCTGAACATCTTGGGTTGTCTACTGGGTGGATTGACCTAGATGACCATTATCGAATAAGTCATTCAGAAGTATCGGTTGTAACTGGTGTTCCAAATATGGGAAAGTCGGAATGGATGGATGCCTTAATGATAAATATGGTTCAGGAATATGGTTGGAAATTTGGTATATTTTCCGCAGAGAATTTTCCTGTAAAACATCACCTACTTAAACTAGTTGGTAAGTTTGCTAAACAACCATTCTGGGGAGACAATAAAATGTCTGAAGAAGTTGCCAGAAGTTCTATGAGTGTTTTAAACGACCATATTAAATTTATAGGTACTCAGGAGTCTTCAGTTACAATAGAATCTATCATGGAACAAGCTAAGATTTTAAATTATCGCTACGGATTAAATGGACTTGTTATTGACCCATGGAATACCATAGAGCATAAATTTGGAGATGGGGAAAACGAAACTAATTATGTATCTAGGGTATTGTCACAGTTGAACACATTTGCAAAGGTCAATGAATTACATATCTGGGTGGTAGCACACCCAAGAAAGATGGAGAACGATGCCAACAGAAGAGTAATAGTTCCATCGCCTTATGATATATCTGGTTCAGCAAATTGGTTTAATAAATGCGATAACTCAGTTACGATTCATAGGCACATAACACAAGATGAAGACTATGTTGGAGTTCATATTCACAAGATAAGATTCCAATATAAGAATGGAAAACCAACAACAGGAAGACCGCCTGTTAAATTGAGTTATAATATAGGAAATGGTACTTATGGAACATACATCGAAGAATTTAAAGAAAATCTATTTGGATAGGTTGAATAATGCAAAGTTTAACAAAAGGAAGAATAGAGGAATGCGTAAAATGGCTGAAAGGTTGCTAGATGAATTTGATGAGATTTGGATTAAGTATAATAATAATCAAGCCACATACGAACAATGGGAAAAAGCATTGGACAAGTGGTTAAATGCGGAGATAATATGAAAAAGAAAACGAAAAAAGAATGGCTAGAAGAGCAGGTTTTATGTGATGAGTGGGGAAGACCACCATCATTGGCTGATGTACCTCTCACAGTTATGACAAGAAAGGAAGCACTTATAAAACAAGGCGGAGACTCTAAGTCGATTAATAAACTGTATAAGGACTCTGTATGAAAGTTAAAAGGTACATAGTTACCCCAGATAAACATTTTCCATTGGCAGACATGAAAGCTATTAGCGTTGTTTGTCAGGCAATAGAGATTATAAGACCAGATGGTTATATTGACTTGGGTGATACTGGCGAATGGTCATCTGTATCTCATTGGCAATGGAAGAAAAAGAAACGACCACCATTAGAATATCAACTGCCTTTTGTTACTGCGGAAATTGAACAAGTGAATAAAGGGATGGACATAATTGACGAATCTTTAGACAAGGCTAATGTAAAGGAGAAGCATTTTGTTGAAGGCAACCATGAAGACTGGCTTAATAGATTTGTTGAAGAAAATCCCTACCTTGCTACGGATTTTTTGGTTAAAAACGCTATTAAACTTAGACATCGTAATTATAAATATCACAAGCTGGGCAAGATGCTCAAGATTGGTAAACTCAATTTCTATCATGGACATCATTTTGCTGGTATCAATCATACTCGCAATCACTTACTCCGTCTTGGTGGTAATATTATGTATGGACATCATCACGATATTCAGCAATCTTCTGTTACTCATATAGATGGAGTGAAATCAGCTTGGTCAATAGGATGCCTAAAGGATATGAGTGCAGATGCAAATGAGTGGCTAGGGAATAGGAATCATAATTGGCAACACGCTTTTGCTATTGTAGATTTTTATTCTACAGGATTTTTTACTGTTCATGTGGTGCAAATTATAAACGGAAAAACATCCTTATGGGGGGAACTCATAAAGGGATAGCATTTGGAATTGTCATTTATAATTAGTAATTTTAATTCATTAAGGAGAACGAAATGATAACACAAGGAAAATACAGGGTTGAGTTCCCTGAAGAAATGACTCAGGAAGAGATTAACGCTATTAGAATTATGGTGGTTAAACTTCTTGAAAGAAATAATTGTAAGGTGGTTGAAGTTGAGTAACGAAACATTTTATGCCACAATTTCTTGGGATGGTTATATTGATGAGAATGATAAGTTTGTATGGGGTAGTGATGGAGAAGTTCTTATCCAGAGAGACAGATTGGAATGGCTGATTGAGGGAGTAATGGATTATTTTCAAAGATTTAGCGAAAGACATCCATACTTAGATTTGGCATCAAAAGAATCAGATAAAAAAGCACAAGACATAACAGATTTAGTAAAATCAGAAATAAATAGGAGACAAAATGAGTCAAAATGAAACGCTAAAGATCAAAGCTAACACAGATAATATCGTAGAGTTTTTGTACGATACTCCAAAGTCAGGTACAAATAATTATGGTGCTTGGCATTTGTATGGTGTAAGAAACAACGGCAGAGAGGTTGGTATCTTTGCTACGGATTATCTGCATGATAAGTTGCAGTACTATCGCAAAGGTGATGTTGTGAATATTCGTAAAGAAGAGGTAGATGGTGGCAAGATTGCTTGGAATGTCATTCCACAAGGAGACACTCAAGCAAAGAACAGTAAAAACACTACTCTTGGAATTGACGATAGAACCCACGATATTCATAAACAAGTTTGTTTAAAATTAGCCGTAGATATGGTTGCTAGAAAGCCAGAGTACGCAGTATTAACTGATGGTGAGCAAGTTATTATCGAAGCAAATATGAAAGCATTACTCCGCATACTGGAAGGTACTCCAGATACTCATACTAACAAAGACGAAGACAATTATCCTTTCTAGGTGAAGAAAGCATTATCAACAAAACTGGACAAAGCATGGGCAGACAAAGTAAAAGAATATGGAATGTGCGAGGTCTGTCGGAAAACGAAATCTCTGAATGCCCATCATTTCTACTCTCGCTCCATTAGGGTTGTTCGTTGGGATGTTGATAATGGTTTTTGTCTCTGCGTTGGATGTCATGTTTTTTCAAGTAAGTTCTCCGCCCATAAAACTCCTGCCGAGTTTGTCGAATGGGCTATTGAAAAGCGTGGCATCCAATGGTATGAGGACTTAAAGGAGCGTAAAAATAGCTTGATAAAATATCGAGATGATGACTATAAAGATTTACTACAAAAAATAATAGAGAGAACTTTTGACTAAGGAGAGCATAATGAGACAAATAGAAAAAATACAAAATAAAATTGAAGGCATCTGGCACTACACAGAGTTGGAACTTTCTGACTATTCAACTATCGGATTAAAAAAACATCTTGATATGATAAGTAGTATAGTCAATGATATTCTAGACGATATAGAAAATTTAAACACTTGCACAGTTTGCCAGACAGAGGTATGTGATACCTGCCTTGATGACATGGCAAAGCAGGACTGATAAATTGCCTCACTCTCTTTTCATAGATACTATTAAGGAAGTAAAAGAGGATAAAAGCAGTCTTGACAATCCGAAAGGTAGAGATTGTGATAAATTGGTTGGCTACCTGTGGGGCAAAAAATTTGTTAAGACTTAACAATTAGGAGAAAACTATGACATTTTGGTTAGAGTCACTACAAGAAAATGCGTTTGATGTTTTTCAAGTAGTATGGATAGGCATAGCAATTTATTCTACTCATTTTTTATCCAGATGGTTCTGGACTAAATTAAAGGATGAGATCATAGAAGAAATAAGGAGAAATAAATGAAAGAAATATGGTCTGCTGAAGAAAAGTTTGGAATTGATAGTGCATTGTATGCTATTTTTGATAACTTAACTGGTTATCAGTCTTTTCAATTACTAACTGGGCTTATTGAAAATAATATAAAAGAAAATATTCCTAATTATATTTTTAAAAAAATCATGGAATATTCAAATCAAGCACAAAACAGAGGAGAGCATACCGCCTATGGCGAGGTGTCAAGTAAGGGGCTAGACAAATACGGAGAAGAGGAATGATTATGTTTGATATAGCAGAATGGGTTGCCAATGTACTTGTTCTAGGGCTAGGTTTATTTTTCTGGTCTTTGTTTCTTGGTATATCATTTCTCATAATCAGCGAACTTGTGCAAAGGGTAAATGGTGACTAAGTTTTTTAAATCTTTTAAAGATGCATTTAAATGGGCTAAAAAATTTCAAAAAACAGAATATGCTGATAAGTATTTTACCAGTAAACCATTTATTGATTCTTCAAAAAGAATAAGAATTAATATAAAAAAGAAATTTTCCAATCCAGATGCATCTTTTAGAGCAACTTGGAGTGATATAACTGATGTTCCTACTGCAAGAGATTGTGTAAATTATATGAAAAGAAGAAAAGTAATTAAATGAAAGTTAAAGATTTTTTTTCATGGTCAAAGAAAATGCAAGACGAAGAAAATCGTTTAATGACTGTTAAAGGAGAAGAGTATACTGTATCTGACGAAGACAAGTTCAAGAATTTCAAAAGTATAGGCGAAAGAATGGACTTACAGGCAGAGAAAGTGTGCCTTATTTATTTATTAAAACACATGGATTCAATACGGAATTATGTACTGACTGGAAGTGAAGTATCCGAAGAGCCAATCATGGGTAGGATACAAGATGCTAGAAACTATTTATTATTGTTGGGTGGTATAATTGAAGAAAAAAGGGCAACCAAAATTTGACTCGATTCAATGGGTCATAGATGCTCTTGAAAATCCTCTTATAGAAAAGAGGTTCAGGGAAAATCATAAAACAGACGAGATAAGGGCTGATGAGTCTTTATCTTGGTGTCCGAAGTGTCGCAGAAAATGGAATATATTTGAGGGTAGATTATGGAGTTCTCCTGACATGAAACTATGGAAAGAAGAGATATGTCCAGACTGCGATTCCCCTGTGTAATAAAAAATGGTAAAATGAAATTGCTCGATAGAGAGCAGTTTGATAATGTTATATCTAAGCTACAGGGCGATTATTATATTGAGCTAAAGGAAACAGGAGTACGCTCTGCTCCACAAAATAACTATTATTGGAACATTGTGCGGATACTGGCAGATGAATTGGGATATACTGAGAATGAAATGCACGAAACGATTAAGAATCATTTTGATATAGAAAGCACCAAGACCCTCTCAACAAAAGAATTTGCTAGTTTTATTGAGAGGTTAGTGCGTTGGTCTGCCATAGAATTAAATATTGTTATCCCTGACCCCTAAAATTCTTCCTCTATCCTTAAAGATATATTGAATACATCTGGGGCTACCTGAGTCATATCTAGTGAATTTTGAGCAAACCTTGCAAAAATATGTTCACTCTCTGCATTGCTTCCAGAACTATCTTTATCTATAGAAAAAATAAAAGGTAGATGTTGCCCATTTGTTGTATTCCACACATCTTCTACGACTGCATCATCATCAAAGTCTTTAATGTGATATTCATCTGGCATTATATGAGTTGATGCTAGGTAGCTAAATTGCATATCATAAGCTATCCTACCACCATATAGATGCCTATTGGATGATGGAGTAGAAAAAGGAGATTTAGAAGTAGACGAGCCTGTTCTTCCGTGATTGGTCATATTGGAAAATCTTTGTCCACCTATGGACTCCTGAACAGTTACTTGATCAAACATAATAGACCTTTTTACATTCAAGTCTGGAGCATTGGGCATATTATAATATTCTCCTACCATTATTTGACCTACTGTAAAATCTGTGCTACCACTCCATGTATCATCTGTAGCCGCCCCAGTACCAACTCCAGCTCCTTCAAATTGAATACCCCAATACCTTAAATCTTGCTCATCGAAAATTATAATTGTACTACCATCTGCATCTGGTTGTATTACCACACTTTTATTATTACTAGCGGCAGTAATTCCGTTAGCATTTACTATCTGCGTAACATTTTGACTCCCCCAACTAACATCTGATGTGTCTGCATTTCCAGCATCAACCGCTGTAACATCACTAGCTTCATTTCCAGCACTTATCCTTATTTTCCCATCTGAAGAGTTTAAATTATGATTTAAAATAGCAACAAATGATTGTTTAGGGTTGTCACTTTGCATATCCAGAGTAACCAAGACCTGACTGTCTGTGTCTCCAGATGTGTCAAATGAAACTAGATTCAAAGGTCTACCATCAAATAACTCTGCTTCTGAGCCTGTTTGTATTCCTCTGGTCGCAGATGCTGAACCTGTGCTTGCTGTTGCAGTTACATCAAATTCTCCATTTTGTGTTACTCCCCTACTAAGCAAATAGGAGATATAGTCTGTATAAAATCTAGGTGTTCTTATGTTCATGTTTGCCATTACGCATCTACCTTTATTGCTTTTATGGATGCTCCATTAACCTTTTTAGATATACTTGTTATAATAAATACATCTGAGTTAAAAGCGTTACCATATAATTTTAAGTTACTATCCCAATTACTAAAAGTAATATGATCTGTTATTTCTAGGTCATTATATTTTGGTGTTAAAATATCAAACTCTAGTGTAATTTTTCTATCTTTAAATATTTCTTTATACGCATCTGCTATTTGAGTAGCTGTAGTGGAGTCAAGCGTTCCAAGTGCATCAACTACAAGTTTTAAAGTCTGGTTATTGCCATCTACTGTTGTGCCTTGCGATGTAGAGTCTGTAATATTTACTTGGCTCAAATTTTGCTCTTGCCCATAATCATAATTATAATTGACAGTAATATCATTTCTAACTGTGTTTAAACCAGTTCTAGAAATTGATTTTAAATTTATATCAAAAAAATCTATCGTTTTATCTGTTGCAAATGTATCAGAAGGTCGTAGCAATGTTCTGATTTTAAATTTACCATTGCCACTAATCCATACCCAGCTACATATTTGTTTGCATATTTGGTTGATAAGGTCTTTAGAATTAATGAACTTGTATTGTGAAAATGCAAATTTAATATCGGCAATAGCATCATTAAGGGTAAATGCAATATCACCTTTACTTGAGTCTGTTTGACTATTTCCAGATTTATCAAATGATTCAATATCAATATCTTCTCCAGTCGTTGAGCTATCTAATCCCATCTCAGTTCTTAAAATATCCTCTATAATATAAACTGGATTTTCAATTAAGTCATTTGCTGAATAATTTGGGTCAGGTTCATTGCCATTACCATTCGTTCTTGCTGAAGAATTAATAGTATCTATCCAAGCTCCATACTTTCTACCTTTACCTGAACAATATACATAATCAATATCCGCTGGAATTGATACAACTCTTTCAGTTTTAATTACAAATGTTTCTGCTGGTATATCTCCTTCCTCGATATAGTCATATTCATAGGTTCTATGCTCAATTAAATCATCAATTCTTTTTGTTAAAGTTTTAGATGGGGCAAGAGTAACAAAGCAACCCATTTCTTTTATATTAACACTAATAGCCCCAGCTTCAGGAGTTGTTATTATTTCTAAATGACCACTTCGAGCAAAATCCCATCCATCACCACTCTGAATTTGAACAGTTGTATTGAGACTGCCCCCATTTAAAGCATCTACACCAAATACTGAATATTCTTCTGCGTTGGTCATATCAATAGTGCCATAATCAAAAATCACATCAACACGACTAACAACGCCAAGATTGGGAACTTCTGGAATTGAAATATCTCTATTTTCAGTTCCTGTTGATTCTAATAATGTTGTAGAGGTGCTAAAACTTCCATCAACCCAGTTAGATACATTCGACTCAGCACTCATAGGAACAAATAAAAACCATGATGTTCCTTTATATTTTAAAGATGGATTTGATAGGGCTGTATTTGAATTATCACAAGCAATATAATGACCATTATTATATATATATATATTCTTAGAATTTAATGTGTGCATTGTTTCATTATCAACTTTTGCGTAAACATATCCATCAGCTTCATTTAAGGCATTAGTAATAATTGCTGGAAATTTTCCTTTCGTAAAAAAATAATCAAACTTTGGAGAGGATGGAATAGTGCCAATATTTGCTTTTGTGGAAAAGTCTCCATATGCTATAGGAATGGGCTTACCGATGTTTTTTTCTGGTGCATTTGCATACGATGCTGATGTCAATGTTGTTTTGGGAAGTCTTTTATGTTTTTTTGAGCTAAAATCAATTAATGTAAGTTTAACAGATGTGTAGTCGTATTGAATATCTCCCGAAATTATACCTGACCCAATAATCCGTGCTGATGTATCATAAGTTCCAGCTTGTGAAGTGTTTAAAAATAATTCCCATTTTCTATTTGCGAAGTTGTTGGTGCTTAGTAAATCTGAAAACCTTACACCTTTAATTGATTTATCTGTATTAATCAATCTTACAGATATATTCCCTGTGGTAGTTGTAAAATTAAAAAAGTCTAATGATTGCGTATAACTACCCCAACTAGATACCACTCCATAGTAAAAATCAGAGCCATCAGCTCTATCTATATCGCTAACCCCAATAAATTCAGATTCATCATTATAATATAACTTTAAAACCCAAAATGCTGTTGTATTCCTATTATTCAAGGCATTGGATAAGCTAGAGTCAAAACTAAGCATTTATTCTGTTTCCTAAACTACTTGCTTTATTTAACGCTGGTATTAATTCATTATTTACATAACTCTCATCCACAATCCCACCAGAAATATTAATATTTATTGTATTTCCAACTCCACTTTCACCTCTGTTTAATTTAGCAAGATTATCAACTCCTACTTGTTCGACTACTGCCTTTCTTATTATAAATTCACCTGCTTGTGCCATGATAGGAACATTGTCTTTCCCTCTAACCATTCCACCTGTAGCAAATCTTTGTATACTTCCATCTTGTTTTATGTATCCACCAGTATGACCTATAGCTCCACCAAGAGCAGATAAAACTCCGCCAAATGCACCAGTAGGAGTTCCTTGACCAAAAATGCTTAATAGACCCCCAGCCATCCTCAAGAAGGCACTCATCTTAGCAGAAGCACTCGCCTGTGAGTCTCTTAATACATCAAATGCTCCGCTAAGAGTATTTATAGCTCCAGCCAACATATTCAAATCTTTTATTTTTTGCTTTTCAATAGACAATCTTTTTATTTCTTCTGCTGTATTCTTAGCTATCTTTTTTCTTTCTTCTGCAAAAAACTTTTCAGATTCTAAAGTATGCTCAAAATGCTCTAAAAACTTTTTTTCTAATAAAAATAATTCTTTTAATTGAAACTGTGTAGTTTCTCCAAAAACAGCTTTCCTTACATCTTCTTTTTCTTTTGCTAATTCTTCTCTTTCTCTTGCTAGTTGCTTTGCATCGTCTGAAATCTTTTCTTCTATTGCCTTTAACTCTTCTGCAACTTGCTTTGCTCTTTCTACTCTTAAATTTTCAAAAAATTCAAATTCAGCATCTTGTTCAGCAATAAATTCTTCTATATCTGGAAAAGTCATTCCTTCAAATAAATTTTCTCCAAAAGTCATTTCATGTAGCTCTTCACCTAACTCTTTTAGTGCAACATCAACATCAGTAACCTCAAATTTAAAATCTATTGGCGGTCTTTCCCCCTCTGGTAAAGCAGAGTCATAGAAATCTTTTACTGCCTTAGTTAAAGCTGTGTAGGCATCTTCAGTTCTTGCTAGTGCATTTTTTGTTTCTGCATCACCAAAAAACCCTCCCTCTTTAACATCTAGACTGAGTGCTTCCATTAATTGCTGTAGTTGAAATTCTAATGACTTTGTTGAATCTATAGCGATGTTGTGAGCTTCAGAATATTTTTTTATAATCTTAGGAGTTTGCTCTAGGGCTTCAGCGTAAGTTAAATTTACACCTTTACTATGCCCCATTATTTTTGCTAATTCAGTTAAATTCTTTATTATTATTGTAGATTCTTTTGCTAGTTCTCCAAATGAAGGAGCAAGTAATTCCCCTACTGCAACAGATAAATTTTCACTAGATGCAGTAAATTGATTTATTACATCCCTAGTTGTTAGTATTTCTTCTCCTAATGATTTAACTTTTTCTCTGGCAGAATCCATTGTAGCTTCAAGAAACGCTTGTTTCTTTTCAGCATCTGTAAGCTCATCTGTTGTTTTATTTAATTTTTTTGCATACTTCTCATAAGCTTCTTCCGACTTTACAATAATACCAATGTTATCCAACATCAATCTTGATTGTCTGCCTATACCAGTTATAAGAGATTCAACGGACTGTGCAGTATCTTTTCCCAATGCCCTACCGAGCCTTTGAGCAATATCAAACATTTCTGCCATTTCATCAGAATTTTGAGTTACTCCAAGTATCATAGCATTATTTGCCTGTTGAAATAAGTCAAATTCAGACATAGTTCCATTAGTTGCTTCGGTAATTTTTTTAAGGGATATAGTTAATGCATCAGATTCACCAGAAAGAGTCTCAAATGCGGTTCTCATTGCTTCAACCTTAGATGCTTCGGAAACAAGTTTTCCTACTTGTCGAATACCCAATCCCATTGCAAAGTTAAAAAGCAACAACTTAGACCTTAAAACAGAAAATGCTCCCCCTAATCCGTTTAATTTATCTGTTCCATTCCTAGCAGAGTGACCAAGATCAAAAAATCCACTAGATGTTTTCTTAGTGCTTTTGTTTAAATCGTCTTGAACATCTTTAACTTTTTTTCCTTCTTTAGCTAATTTAACTTGAGAGTTGATTAAAGATTTGGTTGCTTTGTCAAGCGATTCAATAGCTTTTTTTAATTGAGGTGCATTAACTGCTTTAAAATTAATTGTTATTGTATTTTTTGTATCAGCCATTTTTCATTGCCTTTGATTTTTGCCTTTCTAGTAAATGTGTTAATAAAAAGGTTTTATTTATCCATTTTTTTGGTTGTTCTCCATAGCTTCCTTTATATGGAGATATATTAAACTGCTTTGCGTACATAAATCTTGATATATCTTTTTGTGCATTCTCATCTAATAACATATTGCTACAAGCAAAAAAGGGCAGTTGAGCCATCACCGATTCAGCGATATGCAAATTACTGCCCTCTTTAATATGTTGTTTTGTTTCGTCTATTAAAAGACGAATAATATCCCAAACTTCATCATCTGATGTAAAGGTGCGAGTTTCATACTTTCCATCGATTAAGATAGGAATTTGAGCCTTATAGGGGTATTCGTGATACATACACCCCTCACACTTTTTATCTAGTAAGAAATTTAGTTCTAATGTGAGGGATTCTATTCCCCCAAGCGTTGATGTTCCTGTACTGCCAAAGACAGTTCATTTTTTTCATCCTCGCTTAAAGACTTGATAAACTTATCATCAGCCCCTTCAACACCTTTACGAATCCAAGCAGTTCTTGCTTTTGCTAAGTTAGTGATGGCTACAATCTCATTACCTTCATACCTCATTTGAGGTAAG